TGATGAGTTATATAAATTAACTATAGCTCTACAAAGTGTTACTCCAAGTGGTGGGCCTTTAGTATTACCAGCAGCTACTCAGTTAGCACCTAAATTACTACAGATTAAAACCCAATTAAATAACCAAACTAAATCTAAAATAAGTAAAACTTTGTAATGAGCGGAATAGATATAAACATATTATTAAATTCACTTCCGGATGATTTAAAACCAAAAGGTTCAGCTAAATTACCTATTTTACTTTTAAACCTAGGATCTAATATACCAGATATTTTACAACCATCCGTTGATAATCTTATACTCCAATACAATCTAACTTCAGATGTTTGTCCAGATGCTGCTACTTTACAAGAAATATTAAATCAAAGAAATAATATTGTAGACCAATTAAACAAAATAGGTGTTAGATTAAATGTAATTGGAACTTCTATTACTGGAGTATCTAATTTTTTAAATATAATATTAACAACTATAACTACTTTAGATATTGCTTCTATAGGAGTATCCTTAGCTTCTAAGTTTATACCCTCCCCACCAGGTGTTCCTGGAGTTGTTGTTTCTGGTTTGAATGATATACAAACAGCAATTAGAAAAATTACTTTTGACCAATTTGGGGATTCAAAATTAGCTAAAATTAAAGAAACACTAAGTAGTGCTGCTTTAGTTATTTCTATTATAGGAGCATATGTTTTAAAAATAACAGAATCCTTAAAAATAGTAGATAATTTTATATTATCTTGTAACCAATATTCTAATCTTTTACCTCAATCTCCCGAAATTACATCATTAGCGGATTCACAAAAACAAGCTAATAATACTCAAAATTTATCTACATATAGTGGATTTATTATTGAAATAGAGGAAGTACCTTATACACCTACGGTTATACGTAGAAGAGCATTAGGTAAAAATCAACAAGGTATTGTTCTAATAACTACCGAACTATCTTTTACAACAGATGATCAAACATTAATTAGTGAATTAAAACTAATAATTGACAGAGATAATTTAAAAGCTTATTAACTTAATATTTATAAACAATGAAACCATCAGATTTTAAAAAAATTATTAAAGAGGCAGTAAGGGAAGCTATTCAAGAAGAATTGAAAGATATTCTATTGGAAGCTGTTCGTGCCCCTAAAACAATTGTTACGGAGTCGCTTAAAGACACTTACGCTCAACCTCATCTTTCAAAACCAAAACAATTAACTCCTCAAGAAAGACAAGCAATGTTTGGAGGTATTTTAGAGGAAATGCAAGGTGGTGGAGCAGCTACTACTGCTTACAACGGACAATTTCAACCACAAGGACCAGTAGATGCTATTAATGGAGCATTACCTGAAGGTAATGTTGGGTTAGACCAGATTATGGCTTTAATGAATAAATAATGGCATTTGGAGCAAAGAAAATAGCACCTATTGATCTTAAACCTAGTGTTGGGGTTGGGGTAGGTCTTCCTTTTAATGCTCCTGGTGTTTTCAGAATTACATATACAACAAAAGAAGCTATTAAAAATAATTTAATTAATTTTTTCTTAACAAATCAACCTGAAAGATATTTAAATCCAAATTTTGGAGCTAATTTAAGGGCTTTTATTTTCCAACAAATAGCAGAAGATAATCTTGATTCTTTAAAAGAAGATATTCAACAACAATTAGGATTATATTTCCCAAATGTTATAGTTGGAAGTTTAAATGTAGATTCAATTCCTGATTATAACCAAGTAATGGTAGAATTAACATATAACATAAAAGACACAGGTCTAAGAGATACAGTACAAATATTATTTAATTAATGGCAACTAAAAGAAAAAACATACAGTATATTAATAGGGACTTTAACGAGTTAAGAGCTAGTTTAATAGACTATGCTAAAACCTATTTTCCAACAACCTATAACGATTTTACTCCAGCATCCCCAGGTATAATGTTTATGGAGATGGCTGCCTATGTAGGTGATGTTTTATCATTTTATTTAGATAATCAGGTTCAAGAAACATATTTACAATATGCTCGACAAACTAATAACCTATATGAGTTAGCTTATATGTTTGGTTATAAACCAAACGTAACTCAAGTTGCTACTACTGCTATTGATTTTTATCAACAATTACCAGCTAAATTATCTGGTTCTACTTACATCCCAGATTTTGATTATTCTTTATTTATTAATCAAAATGCTCAAGTAGCATCTGTTACAAATAATTCAATATCATTTTTAGTTGAAGATCCAATAGATTTTTCCGTTTCAAGTTCGGGCGATCCTACTGAAATAACTGTATTTTCATTAACTGGAGGTAATCCAAATTATTTCCTTTTAAAGAAAACTCGTAAAGCTATTTCATCTACTATTAATACAACTACTTTTACGTTTAGTGCTCCTCAACAGTTTTCAACAGTTGAAATAAATGCCCCTCAAATCGTAGGTATTTTAGATGTAACAGATACAGACACTAATGAATGGTATGAGGTAGATTATTTAGGCCAAGAAATGGTATATAATTCAATTAAAAATACCAATACAAATGATCCTAATTTATCTCAATATTCTGGTGATACTCCTTACTTATTAAAACTAGAAAAAATTCAACGTAGGTTCGTAACTAGATTTTTAGATTCTGGGTCTTTACAATTACAATTTGGATCTGGTACTGCTTTAGATACTGATGAGGAAATTATTCCAAATCCAAATAACGTAGGTATTGGTTTACCTTTTGAAAAATCAAAACTTACAACAGCTTATTCACCCGAAAATTTCTTATTCACTAAAACATATGGTATTGCCCCTTCTCAAACAACACTTACTGTTAGATATTTAACAGGTGGAGGAGTAGCATCAAACGTATCTTCAAATGAATTAACTAATTTAACAGCAAATATCCAGTTTTTAAACTCAAATTTAAATTCAGTTACTGCTCAAACTATATTTGATTCCTTAGCTGTTACTAATCCGATTGCGGCTGATGGAGGAGGAGATGGAGATACTGTAGAGGAAATTAGACAAAACTCATCTGCTAACTTTGCCTCACAATTACGTAACGTAACTCAAGATGATTATTTAGTAAGAACATTATCTATGCCTGCTAAGTATGGAGTTATTTCAAAAGCATATATTGAACCAACTAAAGCTCAATCATTATCAGCAGGTGAGTCTCAATCCGTATTAGACTTGTATGTGTTGTCATATAACGTGAACCAACAGTTAGCCACAGCATCACCCGCTTTAAAACAAAACGTTACTACATACTTATCTCAATATAGAATGGTTAACGATTCTGTTAATATTAAAGACGGATTTATTATTAATATTGGGGTTAATTTTGATATTATAGTACTACCAGAATACAATAGTAACCAAGTATTAGCTGATTGTATAGTTGCTTTAAAAGACTATTTTGCTATTGATAAATGGCAAATCAATCAACCAATTATTTTAAGAAATATTTATATTCTTTTAGACAAAATTACAGGAGTTCAAACAGTAAAATCAGTAAATATTACTAATTTAGCGGGTGTTAATATAGGATATTCTCCATATGCTTATGACATAAATGCTGCTACTGTTTCTAATGTAGTTTATCCTTCACTAGACCCAAGTATTTTTGAAGTTAAATATCCTAACCAAGATATCCAAGGAAGGGTAGTAAATTTATAACAAAATGGCAGTATTAAAAATATTCCCCGAAAAAGACGCTACATTATATTCTTTATTTCCTAGTATGAATACTGGGTTAGATGAAATAGTTGAAGCTACTCTTACTACCTTTGCATATTCAAATCCTAGCCCACAAGCTAGTAGATTTTTAGTTCAATTTGCTAATGAGGATATAGCAGCAGCTGTTGATTTAATTCCTCAACCTACCTTTGATTCAGGAAGTTGGAATGCAAAACTACAATGTTTTGTATCTACTGTTACTGGATTAGCAGTTACAACATCTATAGATTGCTTCCCAGCAGCCCAGTTTTGGGGAATGGGAACTGGTAGATATTTAGATGAACCTATTTCCACTGATGGTTGTAGCTGGATTTGGTCGGATTATTCAGGTAGTAATATTTGGACAGCACCTCAATATGCTACTGCCTCTTATACATCATCTGTTCCTATTGGTGGTGGTGTTTGGTATACAGGTTCTCAGTATTCTTCATCTGTTACTTTTTCTTATAGAACTGATAAAGATCTTAACTTAAATGTTAAAAATACAGTAAACGCTTGGGTTACTGGTTCTTTACCTAATTATGGGTTTTTATTAAAACAACGTTTAGAATTTGTTAATAATAAAAATTATCAACCAGAATTAAAATATTTTTCTGTTGACACTAATACAATATATCCTCCCGCTTTACAAATTAGTTGGGATGATTTTATTTGGAATACTGGTTCCTCAACACAAAGAGTACTAAACACTCTTCCAGCAACAATTACCTTAGCTCAAAATCCAGGTACATTTTATAGCTCAAGTATAAACCGATTCAGAATAAATGCTCGTCCCGAATATCCTATTCAGTTATGGCAAACAGAATCTGTTTATACAAATAATTTCTATTTACCTTCTGGTTCATCTTATTGGGCTTTAAAAGATTTAGAAACTAATGAATATATAGTTGATTTTGATTCTAATTACACTAAAATTAGTGCTGATGCTACCTCTAGTTATTTTGACTTACATATGAATTTCCTTCAACCTGAAAGATATTACACTATTTTAGTTCAAAGTACTATAGATGGTTCAACAATTGTATTTAACGACCAATACTACTTTAAAGTAATTAACGGATAATGGCTGAAACAATAACATTAATCAAACAAGTTTTTGCTAAATCTCAATACGAAAGAGTTATTGATACCTCTTTTACCCAATTATTACAACCCTCCCAAACAAGCTCAGTAGTTTTACCTACTGTATCTGTTACAGAATTTTTCCAGAATTATCAGCAATTGTTTTTTGTTATACCTAAGTTTGGAGATACAGAATCTCATGAGTACCTTATAAAAACGAGTCAAGAATATGTTGGTAATTTTAATAATGATGATACTATTCAAGCATTAATAGAGGAAATTACTAATTTAAGACAAGAAAATTTAACATTACAACAACAACTTCTTACAGGAAGTTTAACAATATAATAAATGGCCGAAGTAATTAATATACAACCTATTAACCCTCTTACTTTTGAGCTTCAGGAATATTCTTCTGAGGATACTTCTCTTATTACTAATTTAGAAATTCAAACCAGTTTTGATTCTAAAATAGATAAAGTTGAATATTTTGTCTATGATTTAAACAATCAATTATTATATGAGGATTTAAATTTTTCTGGGTATAAATTAATTGATAATATTTTAACTTTATATCCTGGAGAAAATTTAGTATTTCAAGATTTTAATGAAGGACAATATAACACAGTTTATAATTTTGTAAGTCCTAAATTAGCATCATCCCCAGATACACCATATTTTATTTCAGAAATAAGTTCTGATGGAACTGAGATTAGATTAGATACTACATCAATCCCAGATATTTTAGTAATTTCTTCTTCTTTAGAGTTAATAAGTGATATTACAACTACAACAGGAAGTTATTATGATTTTTATTTAGATTTTGGAAATAATAATTTAGTTATTGCTGTTAATGCTTTATTAGATACTTCAAGTGTTAATAATCCTACAGTTTTAATTAAGTTATATGAACCGTTACCTTCCCAATTTGGATTGCAATCTCAAGTATGGGCAATAACTCAAGTAGCAGAATCTGTTGCTTACAATATTAATGTAAATCAAGTATTTGAAAATGTTGATGAAAATATTTACTTAAAAGGTCCTAATACTAATATAAATGTAAAGGATGAAATAAATAATTCAACAGATTATACTAATTATTCTAACCTAAAACAAACATCAGGATCTTATTCTCAAGGAACTGGTAGTTTACAATACCAATTAAATAATCTATTAGCACAAAATAATATTCAGATTAACATTGATTATTCTGATTACTCTAATTTTATTCATTTTTCATCTGCACAAACAAGGGTAGAAAATTTTTATTATAAACTAGAATTATTACAAGATTATAACTACAGTGCTAGTTTATCAAACAATTCATCAAGTGGTTCTTATTATGTTTCCTCTAGTAATATTATTTGGCAAAATAAAATTGATGCCTTAATTACTGGATTTGATAATTACGAATATTATCTTTATTTTAATTCAGGTTCAGCAAGTTGGCCTAAAACTAACTCTACACCTCCCTATAAAAACGTTTTAACAACTTCCCCGGCAGGAATTGCTTGGTTTGCTTCCCAATCAGGGGTAGCAGAATATTATGATTCCGAAAATAACAATGCTTTAACTTTAGCTATCCCTTCATATATTAGAGATGATAGTCAAAACGCTGAGTTTGAATTGTTTGTAGAAATGATAGGTCAAATCTTTGATTCTGTATTTGTTTACATACAAGATGTTACTGAAAAATATAATGCTGATAACAGATTAACTTACGGTGTTTCTAAAGATTTAGTAGCAGATATTTTAAGGGATTTAGGTGTTAAAATTTATCAAAACAATTTTTCATCTAATGATTTATATCAAGCATTATTAGGTATAACCCCATCAGGTAGTCTATATAATTTACCCTATACTACAACAACATTCCCGGTTCCTACAGGATCTGGTTTAGAGTATATTAGTACTTATGTTACTGCCTCTTCAACATCTTCTTTATTACCTACAAGTGATATAAATAA